CTCATGGGTTCAGACGATTTTTGAGTTCTTTACTAAGCTTGAATTTCACAGTGCGCCCGGCAGGGATAACTACGGCAGTCCCTGCGTTGATGTTGCGGGCTACTTTTTCTTTTGTGGGCGAGACCGCAAACGTGCCGAAGCCACGGAGGTAAACATTATCGCCACTGACGAAAGTATCAGCGAGGATGTCAGTCATGCCCTCAACAACGTGGAGAGCAGTAGATTTGTGTAGGTCGGGAATACGGTCGCACAGAGCGACCGCGATGTCATTCTTTGTCATTTTTGTTTGGTTTTATCGGGTTTGGTTTTGATATTTTCGCTTTGTGCGCAACTTCGGCTGCACTCGGCATAGTCCGAGCAAGCTCGACTCTGCGCTCGTTGGCACGAAGTTTCTTGTGTAGCATTGTCAAGACGCGCAGAGCGTTCGCGGCTCTTGTGTCTGACATGGGAATTGCCACCTTGGCGTATCGCAATACCATTGGCTACTTCTCCACAAGCAGTGAGAAATCGGAGTTTGAGATTGACTTCATACACCATAGCTGAGGAATGAGTTTACAAGTTCATCGAAGTACATTTCATCGGTGGGGATATCATCGTCGGAAGCCATGATCTGGTTGGCGATGCTGCGCTTCTTGTGGATAATGTTATACAATACCGGATCAATAGAGTTGCGACCGATAAGGTAGTAGCAGTTGACGTTATTCTTTTGACCTATACGGTGGGCGCGGTCCTCGCATTGGCAACAGTCGGCATACGTCCACGGAAATTCCACAAAAGCCACATTAGAGGAGGCAGTCAGCGTCAGACCGACACCTGCGGCCTTGATGGAACAGATTATCAGTTGTGCCTCGCCGGACTGAAATGCATCAACGGCAGCTTGCTTTTCGGCAAGGCTATCATCGCCGGTTACTCTTACGGAATCCGGGAATTGCTTTTGCAGAGACTTGACAATCTCTTTGAGGGAACAGAACACGATTAGCGGTTTGCCGTTGGCGAGGAAATTGCGGATAAAGTCAGTCGCTTGCTTAACCTTGCCTTTGGAAGCCAGGGAGCGCAGCGTCATGAACTTTACAAGAGCCTCCATGCGCATCTTGCGGCGAATCTCACGGTCGGTACATTCGGTATATTCGCGCAGGTATGCGGCAAGGTCGGCAGCGGCGAGGTCGTATTCATCGCGGTTGGAAATATCGACATAGAGGTCAGTGCGCTGCTTGTCGGGAAGTTGTGTAAGCACCGCCCGCTTTTCGCGGCGTATCATGCAGGAGGCGTAAAGTTTTTCAGAGAGTTCAGACAGGTTCTCATTCTCGCCATAGTCAGCAAGGAATTTACCACGGCCTCCGAAGTCAGAGAGCAACCGTCCCATGATGGCCAATTGCGCCACGAGGTCTTGCGCATGATTGACAACGGGAGTACCCGACAGAAGTATGCGCCACTCCTTGCCCTCGACAATGCCGCGTGTGAACATGGTCTGCTGGGCCGTGGGGTCCTTTAGCCGGTGGGACTCGTCCATGATTACCGACTTGAAGATGTTGATGTCGCGGTTGAATACGACATCTTTCAGCTGGAAGGTCTTGCCGCCCTTGATGTCCCACACAAAGAACTTCTTCAGACTTTCGTAATTGACGACAGCCACATGGAACATTCCCATGCCGAGCAGGTACGGCCATGATGTGCGGGTTGCATTGTCAAGCACAAGAGCCTTTTTGCCGGTAAACTTTTCAAACTCACGTTTCCAATTGATTTTCAATGATGATGGACATATTACCAAGCAGGGATAGGCGTTGGCACAATCGACAATGCCGATACTCTGCAAGGTCTTGCCAAGCCCCGGCTCGTCACCGATGAGGATACGGTGACGGTCAAGACCGAAGCGAATACCCTCACGTTGGTAGTCGTAAGGCTCAACCTTAAGATTATGTTTGAGTTCGGTCATAGTTAAAAGCAAATATTATAAGGTTGTCCTTTGAGAGACGGCAAGCGACTTTCAATGTGTCGTTGAATACGCTCCACGGAGAACACCGGCTTGCCGTCCTCAATCCTCTCGGCCAGCAGAGAAGATATGCGGAATGTGTGGACAAACCTGTCATGGATCATCACATCAATGTTTATGTATTTTGCTAACTTCGTCATAATGCGAGGCACCAATATTGAAAAGCCAATTCCAGATACTTGTCACGGCCACGGAGATACACTGCATCATCACGGCGTATGCGTGTGGTGAACACGTTGCAGTTCTTTTTGCTGATAGCATAGATAAAGTCGCAGTCAGAATGCGCTATGTCCATGTACCATGCACGGGAGCGGTCCCAGTCGAAAAAGTCAACGGCATCGTCGAATTCTTTTTGAGTGGAAGCGGCGCAGGTCTTGAGGTCACCGCCGAAACCATATTTGGCAAGCCACCAATCCCATTTGCAGCGAGTGTCAAGAGTGAAAGGAAAACCGCCATACTCAAACTGTTGTGTTTTGTTTACCATGAACCGTTGTGTCTCGGCTTCCTCCAACACCTTTGCGAGAAATGCGTCATGCCGGGCTGTCATACGCAGGGAGCGGTACATCTCCTTTGCATGGCGAAACTCATCATCGGTGTACTGCTCATCATCGACAGTCAGCTGATAGTAATTCACTCGCTCCGGCTCGGTGATGATTGCGTCCACAAGGTTGCCGAAGCGAAACGCTGCCTCTTTTACACCCGGCGGCATAGGCACCGGGTGCAAGAGGTTTTTGAGGGCCGTGAGGTCAGAGTTGCTGACCTCACTACGGCTGTAATATGCGTCGGGGTTATGGCTCATGGTCATTTTGCTTTTACCTCATCCTCGTAGCGGAGATTGGCGATGAACAATGGATTATCCTTTGAGTTGGCGGCAGCGTTGGCGAAGTTGATCTGCTTCTTGAATTCCTTGGCGAGTTCGGTGACGGTCTTGGCGCAGCCCTCCTGCGACCACCAAAAAGCGACAACCGCCATAATATCCTCGGCAGTCTCAATTACAACCTTTTTCTTAACCTGCGCTTTGGGCTGGTAGGCGGCGGGGGTAGCCACGGGCAGACCGAAAAGTCCGTCCATCTCCTGTTTCTGTGATGCGAGTTGGGCGGCTGCGGCTTCCTGCTTCTCACGTTCGATGCGTTCAGCCACCTTACGAGCAGCCTCCTCCTTTTCCTTTGCCTCCATGTTGGCTTTGAGTCTGGCTGCTTCCTCGGCTGATGCTTTGTCTATGCGTTCAAGTTCTTTCTTTTTTGAGGGCATACGGTCGAGAATATCGTCACGGACACTTTGCACCTCAAAAGGAAACTGCTCCTTGAAACGATTGGCGAGACCGTCCATTACGTTGGCTTGGATAGCACGGCACTCCTCGGGTGAGAGTTCGGCAGGCCGGAGTGCGCCGCAGACTACTGTCCGGCACCATGAGTCGGGCAGCTCGCAGTTGTAGTTTCTGATACGGTCAATGCTAACTTCGTAGTTGTCGAGGGTTGTCTGCTTGTCAATCTCGGTGAGTTCGTTGATGTTCTTGTTGACAAGGGCGTTGAACTGACTCACATAGTCTTCCTCGACATCGGCACGGTAACGGATCTTTGCGTTCTCCTTTGCCATGCGGGCTGCCTCCTCACGGCGGCGGCGTTCCTCCTCCTCATGTTTCTTTTTGGCGAAAGCGTTGCGCTGCTGTTGGAGCTGGTAAGGTATTGAGTCCGTCTTGGAGGGGTCTATGTCATTCTCCATCGAAGTATAGACCCTGCGTATCTGGTCAAACAGTTGTGTGACCGGGGTGCGCTTGCCGTTCATTTTCTTGACCGTAATTTTGGCCTTTTCGATAAACTTGGCGATGTCCATGTCGAGCGCATCTGACATACCCTCTCTCCTGACACGCTCAAGGAGGGATTGTCCTGCCTCAATGCAGCGGGTGTGTGAGACTTGGTTTTCTCTGTAGGATTGAGGCGCAAGTTCAGCAAGCGTCTGAACGTTCTGAGGCTCAAAGATGGTCAATGATTGGATGTTGTCTGCCATGATTGGTTATGTTTATAGGTTACACGGTTTTTGCTTTGCGTATTCAGTCATTATGTCAAGCCGTGTGCAGTAGAGTCCGTTGAGTGTGTTGCACATAAGCGGACACCCACTGCACGGCTTGATTTTGTCTTTAGAAGCCCTCCTCATCATCGGTGTTTACTGTTACGCCCTGCGGAGGCTCATTGTCGCCAAAAGGTTGAGGTGATGCTTCGGGAGCGTTGTCAAGGATTTCGCCGGTTTCGGGATTGACGGTGTTGCCGTCCGCAAGGCCGTAGTAGTCCTCATCATCGGTAGTATCAGCCTCCAAGACAGTATAGCCACCGATTTTGACTTTCGGGTAAGTCTTGAAAGCGTGTTTGATACATTTGGCTTTGAGGAAGCCGGTATCGATTGTGCCCCCATTGGCAGTGTAGAGTTCGTTGGCTTTGCCTTGAACACGTTGGCCGTCTTTCCAATAGGAGTTTTGACGAGCAGAGTAACCTGCAAGACGCCCCCAATCTTCGGGAAGCATGACAGCATAGTCGATTGAACCGTCAGCGCGAGTAA